ACCGGAAACAAACATACCGGATATGCCTGAAAGCACAACACCGTTGGCTTTAGCGTGGTTACAAAACTCGTTAGTTTGTGATCAAAACAAAAAAGACTTTGTGTTTTTGATCAAAAACCCGGATGGCTACAACGGACTCGTATGGCATGCGATATGTCTGAAGTGTGGTTGGCAGACATACCAACAGGAGAAAAAAGCTGCTATAGAGTACTTGTTGAATTACCATTTAACGATACATATCAAAGAAGGTGCACGACCTATTGTGCCGCCGTTGATCGGTAGTGTGTCAGAAACATCAGCACCGTCCGGCCTGCCGTACGGACCCCAACCAGGACAGCACTCGGCCGGTGGTGATAAGCCCCAAACCGCCTCTCGTCAAACACGTTAACACTCGCAGGAGACACGAAGTGGCTAACCGCATCGCAGGACGTCCGTGGGTATTGGACACAGCCACACCGGGCGTCCCGGTGTGGACATCATGGATGAAAATCGCTCACATCAGCTTCGCTGGCTATGCTGCGGCGACGAATCGTGTAGTGTTAAACGACAAAAACGGTTTTCTCGTCTGGGAAGGACACGGTAGTGCTGATTTAACAGATCAAAACTCATTCAAAATCGGCTGGGTCAACGGTTTAACACCACAACAGATTGATTCAGGACAAGTCGTTGTCTACATTGAATAACATAACACTGAATCGTACACCGATATTACCGCGCGCTGGTATATCGACAGCCGTTACAGCTACGATTAACGATCCGATAGGTCAATCGTTTAATTTTGGTACGTATCATATCGAGTTTTGGACACCGTCCGGCTTCAGCCCGTCGCAATGTGTCTGGGCAGGCGGGCCGATGCAGATGACGTTCGATGGTGACATCACCTCGTTTGGTACGTTTGCCGTTGTTGTGCCTGATAACAATGCTATAACACCGTCTGGCACGCAATGGCGTGTCCGCGTAGCGCCGGCGTCCACTTCGCCACCGAGCGAGATTATACTACCAATCACTGGTCCGATACGCGACATCACCACTGAGTTAAACAACGCTATACCGCCGATATCAGTATCTGTCGATCCGTCCCCAGCATCGCGACCGTTGGCGAGAGCGTATAACGACGCTGAGATCGACGAGCCTATCTGGGGCACGATTTATTACAATTTAAACGACGGTTTGTTACATTACTTCGACGGTACGAATTGGCAATTATTAACAACCGGTGGTAGTAGTATCGTGCCACCGTGGGTAAACAATTTGTTAATTTCTTCATCTAACGTGTTTGGCAATCCCGCGCCCGGACAGCCGATTTTGACGTACACGTTAGTCAACTCGGTAGCGTTTTCAGACAATTACGCGTCGCCTCCCAGCCGCGGTAGCGTGAGCATACCACCAGCGACACAAACAACATTCAACATCGTACGTTATTCGCCGGGCAGCGGTGGTGCGACGATACCATCTGGTAACGTTCTTTTTAACACGGACGGCACGGTGACATTCACCGGCATGGCTTTCATCGCCGGTGTCGGCTGGCGTATACAAATCAACGCACCGTTGACAATGGACCCAAACATGACCGATCCGGCTGTAACGCTTGTTGGTACTATACTAAGTTAACATGAGATATCTGTATGTGTTAGTTTTAATTGTGTTAGCGCCGCTATGTGGCGCGCAGACGGCCGGTAACGCCCAAATTGTTCTGTTTCCGGCCGTTCCCACCGGTACATGTCACGCTCGACAGTTAGCTATCGACCAATCTAACGGACAGTTATACACATGTGTCAACGCCGGTACAAGTGTTAACGGTTCGTGGCAGATCGTGTCCGGCAGCGGTACGACATTGAACGGTTGTGCCACACCATCACCAGGTAACTTAAACTGCACAAACACCGTCACCGCGGGTACATCGAACCAAGGTATCGTGACTTTAGCTTACAGTACGCTGCCAGTACCACCTACGACAACATTAAGCGAGCTAGCTGTGAACAACGCTGGCTCGCCGATGTGGTCTGTTGGTACTACATCACCGTTTCAACCTGTTATGTTAGGTCAAACTTCAAACGGTCTGCTTTCAGGTTTGAATATTGATATATCAAAAAACACCGGCGGCTTGGGTAACACTGTTGTGTTGCGGACGGACTTCACCAACTGTAACACATCCGGTTGGAACATACCAACAGCGATGCCGACGTGTGCCGATTTACGTCTCAACTCGCAGCCGTTGGCGACGTATACGCTTCTCGCTACAGACGAGAACACGTTGTTACAAAACACTCTGAATGGTGCTGTGATAAATACTTTACCTCTCCCGGTCGGGTCGTTCGCAGCACCGTTCGTTTTTTGGATGGACACCAATTGTGCGTCGTCAGTGACGTTAACAGCCGCGACCGGCTCGCAGATAAATTCACGTAACACGTTACCGGTCGGTGCGTGTGGATGGGCTATGATATGGGCGGACGCCAACGGCGTTGACTGGCATGCACAAGTTTACGATCCGCCGGGTGGTGTTGTGACGTTACCATGAAACTACGCTTCGCGTTTGTTGTGTTAATGTTGTCTACGTTTACGTTAGTTTTAGCGCCGAAGGCGCAAGGCGCTATAGCGTTTCGTGCGAGTACGAATTGTCACGTTGCACAAGTCAATCCAGCGTTTTCATGTACCGGCCCGGCTATGGCTGTTAGTACAGGCGATACTATTGTAGTGTTTATCTACTCACCAGCAAACGTTGGTGGTACTGGTATCACAGACGATTGTGGTAACAGCGGCGCTTACGTAGCTCAACCAAATAGTAGGTTAAACATCTGGACACGCACGAACGCCGTTAACACATCCGGTACGGCGAACTGTACGCTAACAGCGTCACATGCATCCGGCGGCAGCAGCGACCCAAGGTTTAGTTTCATAGCAGCGTCGTATTCAGGCGTGTCCAGCGTCGCACAACCGACGAACGGCCCGCAAGGCACATTTCCGACTGGTTTGGTGTCGATGACACTCGTGACACAAGAAGCCGGTAACTTTATTGTTGCTGGTATTGGTCAAAATGCGTCAAATCCGGCCGGTGCGCCCGGTACGATACAGTCAAACGGTAATGTTAGAGCAATAAACAACAATGGTACGCAAGGTATGGCCGACTTGCTCGTACCGACAGCCGGTTCCGGTACGATAACTATCACGTATACGCCTGTAACAACGTATATATACACTGGTTTTCTTGAATTACGTGTCGCTGGCGCGAGCGGCGGTACTGCTACGCAGTTTCAACAAAATCATACTGTTTTATTACCTAGTGTTAACGGTGCTAATTATAATTTACCGGCCGCCGGTTTATCGTCAACGTGGTGTGCATACGTGATGCCAACCGGCCCGCCGCAAAATCCGTTTAACATCACTCGCCTCGGCGGTGGGACGTTTACTTTAAACGGTCTGAATAGTAATTTAACGATCTATCCGTGGCAAATGACACGCGTTTGTCGCGATGACAACGGTAATTATTGGGCCTCACCACCGTTGGTGGCAGGTGCTAATATCACTATAACACCGTCGGCAAGCGCGATAACGATATCCGCCACTGGCGGCGGAGGTGGTGGTGCAGCGACGTCGTTGCAGTTTGGTACGTCCGCGCTACCGTTATCTACAACAGCACCGGTTTCAGGTGAGTTTCTGTCGTACGACGGTACGAACATCGTCGGTACGCCGGCACCGACGCCACCGGCGGGATTACAGGTGATAGCGTCTGGTACGACGACATTCGCCGCTCAAACGATCGCGGCTGGTACATGCACGTCGATCAATCAACCATCGTCGCCGAATGTGCTACAAACAGACATCATCATAGCATCATTAAACGTAAACGGTAATCCGTCTACACCTGGCGTACAGCTACTCGAACCGTGGTTCTGGGCTCGAAACGGCTTGGTTATGGCACAGTTGTGTAACACGACAGCAAATCCAATCACCACAACAGCCGGTGCGGTGTTTAGTTACAAAGCAGTACGATAATGAAAGCTGTTATAGCAGTGGCATTGCTGACAAACTCGATCATGGCCGTTGGTCAATGTACGCTGATATCCGGCCGCGTCACAACCGCGAACGGTGTCGTGTTGGCTTGTAACACATCTACACAACCACCGCCAGTACTTGAAATCACATCTACAACGCTGCCTACTGCAAGTGTTGGCTCACAATACACGGCGAATTTAAGCGTGTCTGGCGGCCTGCCACCGCTTCGCGGTAACGTTACATCAGGCGCGTTACCATCCGGTATCACACTTACCGGTACTACACTATCCGGTACGCCAACAGCCGCAGGCACAGCGTCGTTTACAGTGCAAATATGCGACAGTACAACACCCACACCCGTGTGCGTTACAGGGAATTTTACGCTGTTAACAACCGGCTCGACGATATCGATACCGCCCGGTCAAGTGTGCGGCAGCGGTTTCACAAGCGCGACGTACACGTGTACAGTAAATTCCTCTGGCGGCAGTGCGCCGTTTGGTTGGAGTGTGTCATCAGGTGGCTTGCCGCCCGGTTTGGTATTGACATCCCCTACACAAAGCATTAATATCACCGGCACACCGATTACAGCCGGTGTGTATCCGTTTACGTTAACGGTGTCGTCTGGTACACAACAAGCAACGTCTAATTTTAGTATCACTATATCAACGCCAGGAACGTGTGGTTTTCCGACGTATGGCTGTGCGCGAAGTGATTTTTGTGCTGGTTTTTCATGTCCGAACGGTATATATGATGCTAACACCGTCATACCGCCGTCGGCCGGGCCGTTGACATGCGTAGCAGGTACGACCGCAACCGGTTTGATGTCTTGTAACAACAGCTTCGGTTTGAATCAGATCATAACAGAACCAGCGTATAATAACGCACAAATCGTCCGTATCACAGACATGGGTGACACATCCGGCGCGAACTCGTGCGGTGCGGCCCACACCGTTGGGCCGGGCGGTGACGCTGGTAAAAACGTGTTTTCTAGTGATTCTAACTACGTGTTTATTATTTGTATCGGTGGCGTGTCACGTATCAAATGGTTCAATCCTGTCACAATGCAAGTTAACACATCGTTGAATCAACAAGGACAAGTTATAACAAGCACCGGCGCACCGTTTCAGTTACAATCAACATCAGGTAGGTTTTCACACCACGTACCAGGATTCTTTTACGCTTGGTCTGGATCACAAGTAGTAACATATCAAATCACAAACGGCGTTATTGGCGCTGTAAGCGCACCGATACTTGACTATCAGTTTGGTGTGCCGTGTTGGGAAGTTGTCGCTGTACCGACAGCGAACTGCCCCGACTGGACTTCTGGTACGTACTCACGTAACGGTTGGAATATCATTCCGCGCGCGTCGAATGCAGCTTCGCCACATATCTTTCAACTGTTGCCATGTGCTGCGGCAGGTATGACGTGTACACCCGGCCCGTCGTGTACTACAGGTTCGTCAGAGCCTAATTTCGCCAGCGCGGCTAATGTTAGTAAGCCTGGTGCACATGTGGTCATCAATGATGGCACGTGTCAATGGGCTGATATGTGGACGCCGCCGGGCCTGCCAGGAGGCAAAATATCAACGACAGCCGGTGCCGCGCAAGACCGTACCGATACGGTGTTTGTCCAAGGCTTTTCTACTGACGGCGGCGGACAAAACAGCGGTTGTTTTATAGTAGTTTATAACTCAACAACAAATCAGTATCAACACTGGAACACATGTACAGGCAACACTTACACAGCGACATGTAACGGTGGCACCGGTTACGCTTGTGTTGGTGGGACGTTCGTGTTTGCATACACCGGTAACACAATCACAGACAATCCAGGTTTAAACAAACCTCTCAACGGTGTTGGTATACACAACTTCGAAATGGGTTTGTTTGGTAAATGGGGTGAATTAACGTTTGATAATTGTATTTTAGTTGATCAAACTTACATCACGTCACCTACGGTAACGAATGCTAATCAAGTGTTGTGTCCTACATACAAATCCGGCACAATAGCACCGCAAGCGGATACGTATCACTGGACGTTCGGTTCAAGTACACTAATGACAGCTTCAACGTTTACAGGCACTGGAACTGTGGGTCACACGTTTAACGGTAACAATGTGTGGGTGTATCGTAACACGTCGTACGGTATTGGTGCTAATTTCATTGGTATGGATGTCACACAGCCCCCAACGCAGACCAAACGGCCATTTTGGGACCAGTCACAGACAACGCCGCCGGGGCCGTGTACACCAAACTCATGTTGGCAGGCCCGCAACGGCACGACAACAGCGTTTATAACGACGTTCAATTTTGATGAACACGGTTCGTGGCGTTCCAACCCTGGTACTGACAACACACCGATATGTACGCTACCATACGATAGACACACAGCCCACAACATGTCTTCCGGCTCGTTGATTGCAAACAGTAATCTATGGCCGCCGATATGGCCGTGGGCTGGCGAGATAATATGTTTTGCAACGGACGGATCGAACAAAATTACACGTCAAGCGTACGTGTACAACACCGAAGGTTCAACAACGTTGTTTAATTTACAATCTAACATAGCGAGCTTTAGCTCCGATGGTCAGTGGGCCGCGTTCGCGTCGGATTGGTTTTGTACGTTGGGTAAACAGCCAACGTCAACAGCGCCGATGCTGTGTGGTTTTCCGTATCAAGAAAACCACGCTTACAACGCTGGTGAGTATGTAGTGTGTTCGATTATTAACGCTACGTGTCAAGGTAATGTGTATTTGGTGACCAGTGCTGGAATCAGCGGCGGGCCGGTCGCCAACGGCACGTGGACAGCCTGCGTGACAACCGGTTGTGTTGTGACATCCGGCACGGCTAGCTTTAGCTGGCAAGGAAAAGGCAATCCGTTCGCGAGCGTATTTTTGGTTAAGCTACAATAAAGTAAGCATTTTATGTTGTGGAGGAGCAGTAAGATGTATGACGTTTTAAGTTATATGTTGCCAGCTCAGTGGTTCACTGACGACAAACATTTGTCCAGTTCAGCGCACCCGGTGTTTGGTTTGCGAAAAGACGACTGGTTGTGGTACATCAAAGGTCGTAGTGGCTTTCCGTGGGATGGTAACTATTTCGACGACAAACACATTTACCACAGCATCACAGAAGGCCCGAAGGGTTGGCAAGATCCGACGAGCTATAAAATCTTTCGCTCGAAGAGCTGGAACAGTCGCGGCGGCATCGCTTGGTCGCCACGTTACATCGATCCGATGCAGGCTACGTCGGATAATCTCGTCACCGATGATAGCACTTACGAAACGTACGAAAACGGTAAACTTATCAACACACAGAATCTGGGCGGTAAAATCGTCTGTAATCTACGCGGCCCGCACAACATTATCGTTGGTAAGTTGGGTTTACAAAACGTTGTCGTTCAAAGTTATCAATGGGACACGGGCTTGAAACACATGGAAATCAACACGTATGCTCTTAATCTAGGTTGGGTTAAGTGGGAATTGTACGAACTTAAATCTGGTACGTACGCGCAAGTTCAAGAGACGTTGTTCGATCGTGTTGACAACAGTGGAACACCGGAATTGATATTTCCGAACAAATTGCCATGTTAGTTAACAGGAGTTTAATATGTTTTTCACATGTGATCTCAACTCAGCGTTTGAAGATGGTGGTATAGGTGGTTTAATCGTTGCTGTTGCGTGGGTTGTTAAACATTTCTTTTTCACCAAAAAAGATCCAACCGCGCCGCAAGCGAGGTGACTTAACATTATGGTAACAGTCAATCAACTATTACGCGACAATCTGAAGCACAGCAAAGACGAAGTCCGATACGAGCACAACCGTGGCTCACGACAGATGAAATGCGGACGGTGCATTCATTTTGAACAACAAGGTCCGAATCTGTGCGAGATCGTAGACGGCCGGATTTTGCCGGACGATTGGTGTATGAAGTTCAATCCTAACTATTTGGTATTCCAATAGGAAACTTTAGTTTGGAAATGTTCCATCCAATACCGACCAGCGGTCTTCAGCCCGCTGAGATGTTACGAGCGTTACGTACTAACGCTTTAGGCAACTTGTTTTACTTTATACGTTACGTGCTACGTCGTAACCGTTTGACCGAAGGTCTGCATTTACCGTTCTGTTACTCGTTAGAGCGTGAACACTTACAAGACGTCATCGAAATGCCACGCGACCATTTTAAAAGCACTTGTGCTAGCGAAGGCTTGCCGATGTGGCGAACGTTGCCGTTTGGCCAATCTGACTACGACCATTTCAAAAAACTAGGTTATAGCGACGAATTCGTACGCTGGATGATCCGCGCCCATGACCAAAACAAACGTAACATCCTCGTCGCCGAAAACATCACAAACGCGGCTAAATTGGGCCGCCGGATACGATGGCATTACGAAAGCAACGCCTGGTACAGAGCGTTGTTCCCTGAGACACTTCCTGACCCGTCCTGTACCTGGACCGACTTCTCGTTGCATGTTAAACGACCTGCTGGACAAGGAGGTGCTCATGGCGAAGGAACATTCGACTTCATGGGCGTGGGTTCCGCCTTGCAGTCGAGGCACTATAACGGATTGTGTGTACAAGATGACCTGGTTGGGCGGAAAGCTATCGAATCACCGTCGATAATGGATAAAACTATCGAATATCATCAATTGTTGCAAAACGCTACAGAGACAGAAGATAATGTCCATGAATGCGACGAATTGGTTGTGGGTAATCGTTGGTCTTTTATGGATCTCAATAGCTATATGCGTGAGTTTGAAACTAACTTCCGTTTTGAGTCGCATAGTGCTCTTGGTGGTTGTTGTAGTTTGCATCCTCCTGATACGCCGATTTTCCCTGAGGAATTTTCGTTAGCGAAACTTGACTCACGTCGCAAACGTTTAGGTGCGTTTAATTTTAGTTGTCAATTTCTAAACAATCCGGCCGCGCCGGATAACGCTGACTTCAAACTCGAGTGGTTACAGTATTTTAGGGTTGATTACGACCCGTCCGGCAACGGAAAGTGGAAAATCGTTCACGAGGTAAAAGATGGAGTTGTCAAGCGTGATATCAACCGTACGTCGTTATCTATTGGCATGGCAGTCGATCCCAATCACTCCGGCAACGCCGGACAAGGCCGGTGTAGACACGCTATCGAAGTTGTCGCCGTTAGCGATGACGGGGATTATTACCTTCTCGAGAGCTGGGCACAAGCCGCCTCTTACGATGCATTTTACAGCAAAATTTTCGAGCTGGCAAAGAAATGGGGACTCCACCGCGTCGGAGTTGAAACCATTGCTGCACAGCGTTACATTGCTCACCATTTGAGCTATTTAGCTAACGTTAAAGAGTATCGGCTCGCTATAGATGAGTTAAAAGGCGAAGTCGAAGCGCCGGACGGCACAACGACGCGTAAAAAAGAATGGCGTATAAGAAATGTCATATCGCCGATCGCGGAACGCGGACAGCTTTGGGTACAGCGAAAACAAGTTGATTTCATGACCGAATTTCAAACGTTTCCGAAAGGTCGTTACTGCGATCAACTTGACGCTTTTGCATACGTACCACAGTTGATCAAAAAACCACTCGATGCTATGACATCGTATGTTATGTTATCACGTCATAGAGAACAAATGCAGAAAGTTGGTCAGCCGTATAGCTATGGCTATGGGAGCCATTAAATGCCAAAAAAACTGATGGATTGCGTTGCTAAAGTCAAAGCTAGACATGGTAACAAAGTGAATCCGTGGGCCGTGTGTGTAGCGTCAACGGGCCTGAAGCCGGAACACAAAAAAGGCGGTGGTATGAAAGGCCACAGCGGACGCGGTCACACAGGACGAAGTCCTGATCACGGTTCAGTACACGGTAAATAAAAGGGGTAACGAGCTCCTGGATGGTCGCCACTGGTAGTTCTGACAGTCTGAAGAGAGGGTTGGCGCACCCGATCGGGAGCTCATCGCCAAAGAGGAAGCTGCAAGGCATAGCGTGGCCAAATCGACAAGACATTCCGAAGAATATCGATCGATCATGAATTCGCTCGCCCAGGCGGTTGTCGAGATGACCGATAAAGAGATCGAACTGGAATACGGTGCAGATCCCCCCGCCAGGACGAAGGAAATCTTGCGATCCGCAGCGAAGACTTACGCGCAGGGGAAGTTACATGCTGCGAAATTGAAACACGAACAAGTGAGCGGCCAAATCCGGTCCCACACCCTGAAAGGCAGCGGGGACTAGAGACGGGTAAATAAATGCCCAGTTTAGATTTCAAACCAGTACCGTACAAACCAACACAGCCCGAAGTGCTGAAACGGTTTTTGCGTCAGCAAGTGGAGGGCTTACGTCGTGGTTTACAGCAGTTCCACGGTATGGACGGCGTTGTTAAATGGCGTAAAGCATACGAAGCACAACCTGCTGAAGCTGTACGCGAGTTTCCGTGGCATAACGCGTCTAATCTGGTTGTCCCTGTTGTGGGTATTCATACTGATACTTTGCTGGCGAGGGTGTTATCTGCTGTCGTTAAGACTAAGCCGTACTGGACAGTGAAACTGCTCGGCGACTACGCCGATGAGAATCCGCCCGGCGTTAAAGACGCCATTGAGGAGTTTTTACAGTATATATCGCTCGAGCCGGAAGAACTTGACTTGTATCGTGTGGAACGTGAGTGGTTTAGTGAGATAATCAAACTAGGTACGTCAACGCTAAAAATACCATACGTCAAAGAATTTGAAGATGTCATGATACCGTCAGGTGATGGCCTCGGCGGTACATGGACGCAGAAAACTGTTTACGACGGCCCGCGGCCGGAAAAAGTACGTTTTGAAGATTTTAAATTTCCTGTTTACAAATCTCGTTTAGAAGATATGGATTTCAAGTATCACATCATCCGGTTACAACGTCATCAACTCGAAGAACGTGGTTTCAGACGTATTTACGAACCGTTGGCAGTGCAGGCCATTTTGATGTCGCCGGATCGTGAGTCACCGTCGATGGTGCAGTCACAGCAAGAAATGTCCGCGAAAGCACGTACGATACCCGGCTTCGGTTGGGCCGAGTGGGATTTGTGTGAGTGTTATTTCAAGTACAAAGTTGACGCATCACATTACGCTCGTGTGATCGTTACGTACCATGAGAAATCAAATCAGATCTTACGTTCTTATTATCACTATTATCCTGTCGATATCTTCATCGCCGGTCGCCTGTTTTATCGCGATGATATGTTTCCTGGTATGGGATTCGCTGAAACGTTACTAACGTTTCAAGAAGAAATCAGCGAAATACACAATCAACGACGCGATAACATGACTATAGCAAACATGCGCGCGTTTCGCGCCGATCCGGATAGTGAGTTACACAAAGGTTACAGAGTCTTTTCAGGCGGTATGCTACCTGCAAAACAAGGCGAACTTGAGGCTCTCGACGTAGGTACGCCCGTTCAAGGTGAGATTGACAGTGAGAACTTAAGTTTGTCTTTAGCGGATAAACGTAGCGGTGTCAGCCAACCAATGCAAGGAGCCGGTGCCGGAACGAACACCAAACGTGGCGTCTACACCGCGATGGGTACGTTATCTATCATGCAAGAAGGAAACACTCGTACAGACCTTAACATCACTGATATCCGGTTCGCGCATTCGAAAGTAGGACGTGTTGTTTGTATGTTGTTAGATTTCTTTGGCATGGCCGACCGTGATAGGATGTGGGGACGCAAAGCACAGAACATCAAAGACGCGTTAGCAGCAATGTCAGCGGGCCGGGCGGCGATACCTGTTGAAGCAGCTACAAGCTCTGTCAATCGTGAAATCGAAAAACAAAACGACTTAATGTTAATGGGCGTCCAAGAACGTTACATACAAATGATGATGGGTTTGATGCAACAAGTTAACAATCCACAAACACCACCAGCCGCGCAACAAGAAATGATGAAGTTTATCACCGCTGCACATACGTTGTATCAAAGCGTGTTACGTCATTTTGGTTACGACGACGTTGATCGTTTGGCCCCGAAACCTGCTGTTGGTCAACAGCAACAGCCTTCTCAACAACCGGGCGCTATGGGGCCACAGGGCCAGCCAGGGGGAGTTCCAGGTCAGGCTGGCTCTGAATTTCCAACGCCGTCACCACAGATGCTACAACAAATGTTAGGTGTTGGCGGAGGACGCGGTTGATAAAAGAACTATACGACGATAAAAAAGCCGTTTGGGAATGGTTACGTAACGCGCCGCCGTCATACGTGCGTTGGTTAAATTCAATGCAAGATCAAGAGTTACGAAACTTAAAAAGCACCAACGAACCGATAAGCGTTTACAGATCGCAGGGACGGGTGGAGGTTTTAAGTCGTTTGTTAAATCTCGAGCAAGAATTGTTAAAGGAGACTAAATAGTTATGGTATTCTGGGACAAACGAAACGAACCACCTGTGCCGGAGATTTTACGCGACAAAACGCCTGAGCAGGTCGCTGAACAGCTAAAACAAGCCGAAACGTTGCAACAACAGATTGCTGACGCAACGAAACGTCAACAAGAAACCGAAGCTCGTTACGCTCAACAACAACAGCAGTTTGAGCAAATGCAACAACGTTTACAACAAATGGAGCAAGTATCGCAACAACAAGCTCAAACACCGCCGTTGCCAAGTGACACTGATTCGATCTGGTCCGACCCTGATAAATATATCGAAAACAAACTTAATCAAGCAACGTTGCCGTCGTTGTACAGCGGTATGTTAACAGCGAAGATGTACGCTGTTAACCAACTCGGACCACGTGATAAAAAGATTTTCACAAAATACGAAAAAGAAATCGACAAGATGAGCGAGTCGCTCACGCCACAACAACGTGTGTTACCGCAAAGTTGGTTGATGTTACTTACAATGGTGAAAGGTCAACACGATCAAGAAATCGCCACTGCTGAGTCATCGCGTACGGATTTCTTTGCTGAATCCGGTCACACCGGCGTCGAACCGCCGCCAGCGGAGCCGTTGCCAGACAAACTCACTGAAGATGAAGAAACAGTGTGTCGTGTGATGCATTGGGACCGTGACGGCTATTTGAAGCAGAAAAAAGCCGCACAGTTGCGTCAAAGTGATCGCGGCGGATATATGCATTTTGGAACGGAAGAAATCGAGGCTAATAGGAGTGCGAGACGTGGCTAACGAAGATGTCAACAGAATGCCGTTAACAGATTTAGCAGGTAACACACCGTTAGGCAAAGCGATGGTGAATCCGATACCTGTCGATCCGCAGGCCGGTGCGAAGCTCGATGCGCCTGAGCTAGACGAAAACATCACGGCAAAGCCGTTGGTGGCGTTTGATTTCACCAATCCAGAGCCGAAAAATCCAAACATCTGTTTTAGATGGGTTGAGTTTAAAGCTCGTGACGGATTCAGGTTTCACCAGTGCTTGTCACAAGGCTTCGCTGTTGCTAACGTACACGATGTGAAAAACGCTAACTTACTCAAAATGTACGAACGCGAAGCTGGGACGAAGTTTATCAACGGTGATTTGATTTTGATGAAAATCGACCGTGCGCGGTACATCGGCGCGAAACGACATAGATACTTACGTACGGTAGCTATCACTGATCCGCGCGCTGTCAAACCGATCGCGCAAGCCGCCGCGCAGGCGATGTTACCTAGGACATCTAAATTACAAGCATTTACGCCTGGTATACAAGAGTTACAAGACATCGGTTTCGACATATCAAAGATGCCCGGCATCGGTGGTACGCCGGGGCCGGATATCAAGTCCGGGCCGGAAATACGTAACGAACAGTATCAAAGCAAAACAGATCCCACGACTACGAAGGAGTAAGTTTAAATGGCAACAACACCGTTTCAAACTAGAATGACTGTATCCGGAAATCAATTCCGTATGCAGCGTATTAGCGAAGCGGCGGCTCAGACGTTCTTAACTGGGACGCCGTTGCAACTCACGGCAGGTTTTCTAGCAGCGTGGAATGGTACGACAACGACAGATGGTATCGCCGGTGTCAGTGCTGAGTTTGGTGCGAACTTAGCTGTAGCTGGTGTTCCACAACAACAGACATTCGGTACGGTGCCGTTTCAACCGGCGGCTGGTAACTTTAGCCGTCCGTATTTTAACGACGGCAAAACAGGCGTTTACGTAGCTACAGCGGACACGGTGTTCTTCGGCCAGGTTGGCCCTACGCAAACTACAGCGCAAAGCGATATCGGTGTGAACTACGGTATGACGATCGACACGGACGGTCACTGGTTCATCGACAAAACCAAAACAGGCGCCGCTGCGGTTGTGCAGATTACTGGTCTGGATGATTTCGACACAACACGTGGCGTTCGGTTTGTGTTTCTCGTTACAGCAGCTCAACTCTTAGCTTAACTTAACGTGAGAAAGGTTGTGTAACATGATGGTGCGCGGACAGTACTTTCAACTGATGGCGTCCGGCCTGCATGCACTGTTCGTGCACTGGCTGGACCTGAAACAGCGCGATGAAGAGTATACATTCATCGCTAACATGGACAACAGCGAAGCTGCATTTGAAGACGAAGTTGAGTTCAGCGGTCTGGGTCCGTTGCTACCCAAACTCGAAGGTGCAGCAGTTCAGTACCAAGACATCATTCAAGGCGGCACGAAGCGATATCTACACACACCGTATGCGCTGGGTGTGAGAGCGTCGTGGGAACTGGTGAAAGACGATCAGTACAAGCTGATCAACAGAGCGCCGGAGTGTCTAGCGCGAAGCGCGCACTTTGTGCGTGAGATACAGTTTTGGAATCTGTTTAACTTAGGCTTCACAACGGTGGTGACAACAGATGGCGTCAGCCTGTTTAACACGCAACACCCGTTACTGGGCGGTCCCTCGGCGACGAACATCGGCCCCGGCGTCGGTCCTATTATTGCAGCCGCTGGGACGTATCCGAACCGGCCGGCCACCGACGTGGACTTATCGTTCACTGCGATTCAGGCCGCGATTAATGAGTTTGAACGACTTATTGATTCTCAAGGGTTACCTATCGTTACACGGCCCCGATACTTGGTTATTCCGCCCGAGTTGAAGTGGATTGCACGTGAGATACTCGGTTCGCCGCACAAACCATACACAGCAGACAACGAAATCAACGCTTTGATCAAAGAAGACTTGCAGTATTTCGTTGGTCACTATTTAACAGGCGCAACACCGTGGTTTCTTGTGGCCGAAAAGTCAGAGCATTTTATGAAGTTCTTCGACCGTGAACCGTTGGAAGAAGACTTCAGTGACGATTTCGACACGAGAAGCGTAAAACAGATCAGTACAATGAGGTTCTCGACAGGGGTTACTAGTTGGATAGGCACTTGGGGTTCTAACGGCCCCTAAGTGCTTGAAAACAAAGGAGTTAAAAGGCTTGCATTTAGTGTTGCTCCGCGCAACACAAAAGAAAGGAGCGTAGCTCCTATGCCAATGATGTCAAATTCGGGCTGGACCGGTATACCGTGGACATTCTGTCACTGTCATCAATGGCAGTGGCCTGTTTCACGCTTACGCCGTCAAGACGGTTTAATTGTGTGTCCATTAGGTTACGACAACCCACAACGTACGCGAGCTGTGGATTGGCGACAAAGCACTATCGCGCAGCGGCTGAACGATCCTAGTACTGAACCGGAACTGGCTGAGATACTAAAACAAACACAAGACAACACCGCTGAGTATGCATAACAGAAAGGAGTGTGTGTTGTGGTAAACTTTACGTTTGCTAAAGGCGTTCCGCCGGTTGGCATCGGTATGACCGCTAACCAGTGGAACTTGATTAACTCAGAACCGTCACAGATAGCAACGATGGTCGGGCCGTTTACGATAACAGCAGCACAGTTGTTAGCGTTAAACACAACGCCTATTGTGATCTTACCAGTACCTGCTGTTACTACGATCGTCGGTGCAGCTTCGCCGTTACAGAACGTAGCTTATGTGATCAAAAGCGTGTCAACGAAGCTGAACTTTGGCACGACGGCTTTCGCGGGCGGTACTGGTTTGGGTTTGTGGTATGGTGCGACACCAACTGGCTCCGCTATCATTTCGATACCACCTGCGGCTGTGACTGCTACAGCGTCAACACTTGTACTTGATATCGGGCCGGCAGTACCGACAGGTTATTCGGTCTCACCTCCGACGCTTGCCGAAGGCCAACAAGTTATTTTAGCTAACAGTGGTACGGCATTGACGGCCGGTGACGGTACGTTAGACGTGATTGTAGAATATCTAATTTTACAGACTTAACAAAACATGTCAGAACCGGATTTAGAAAACGAATACGACGAATACGAGCCGGACGCGTACGAAAACGGCTACGTTGAAAGTTACGAACACGACAACGATGACGCAGACAACGCAGGACGACGCGACACGGACGGCTGAAGCGTTTTGGAAACATTACAAAGAACCAGTGTTTAGATTAATATCGGAGACAGCGGATGGATTCGGATTCGCGGCCAGACTGCGTCACGACGGCCGAAACGTTTCGTGTTGGATACGCTCTGATGATGCCAAGAGCGTCGGCGACCGTCTTATTGACAAAGAAGGGGATCTTGAAGATTTGGTTAGACGCGCGAGCTTCGAAGACACTTTCTTGTTCGACGTGTCAGGTAACGGTTTTGTTGCGGACGCTTTACGTGAACGCGGATACGCTGTGCTCGGTGGCAGCATGTTGATGGACAGGCTCGAACGTGACCGTGAGTTCGGTTACGAAGTAATGAAGGAGTGCAAAATCGATGTCCCAGAAACAAAGTCTTTCGACAGCTTCGAGCGCGGAATTCGGTTTGCTGAGTCTCGATCGAACGTACGATGGGTCTACAAACCTAGCAAACAGTTGGGAGACTTA